ACAGGCTACGGAGACCACGAAGACCGTATAAAAAACCTTGAGAGTAATATGGTGATTGACTACGGACAACAACAGACACTGCGACAGCACGTCAATAAGGCAGTCCTGAACGCATTAGGCGGCAAGAATACAGAAGCATATACATATATCAGCAAAGTTGTATTCTCCGAATGTAACAGGGACTTGCAAGACAGATTTAAAGTTAACAGCCGGAACAATATCCCTCGCAAACGATATGAGGAAGCTATTGACTATGTAGATAACTGGGAGCCGAAAACAAATACAAAGTTAAAGATTGACGAGTATAACCGTCAACAGAGATTTGAGGTGTAAAGATGGAAGTAGGAGATATAAGGGGGATGCTTGCAATAGCAAGAAAAGCACGTGGAATCACTCAGAAAGAACTGGCTGAAAGATGTGGATTAGCCGAAGTTACAATCAGACAATACGAAACAGGCAGGCGATTTCCTAATGCGGAAACTTTGAAACGCATCACTAAGGAACTGCACGTGAAAATAGTTGTGATACCCGAAAGGAAGTTAGGAGGTGAATAAAAAAATGAATGAGCCTCCAAGAAAAGAGTATGTTATTAGATTACTCTACACCCTCTTAGGACGACAACAAGGTGTAGAGTATGACAAAGTGTTCTACACGGATAAAGACGATGTAGAACACGAGGTAAAAAAGGAAGAGCCCTACCATTAAGCTCTTGCCAAATAAAACATAACTAGATTTTACAAAAGACTTGGCAATTTGTCAAGATAGGAGGTAGACGTATGGCAATAATGAGAATAAATAAAACGACAGACTACACCGTTATGTCGAATTATCATTTTAGAGAAAAGGGTATGTCTTTAAAAGCAAAAGGCTTACTGAGTCTTATGCTTAGTTTGCCAGAAGACTGGGACTTTACAGTCAAAGGTCTGGCAAACCTAAATAAAGACGGCGTAGACGGCGTAAGAGCCGCATTAGAAGAGTTAAAAACATTCGGATACCTGAGAGTGACTCGTGAGAGAAACGAAAAAGGACAGGTAAGCGGTACAGTTTACGACATTTACGAAAAGCCAACACAGGAAAAACCTGTATTGGAAGAACCTAAAGAGGAAAAGCCTATATTGGAAAAACCAACACAGGAAAAACCCATACAGGAAAATCCAACGCAATTAAATACTAAAGGAATAAAATACTTAAATAATAAAATACTTAAGGAATCAAGTACTAAAGGAATAAAAGAGAGTGTGCGCACGAAGGAGCCAGAACAGTATTTCGAGGACGAAGAACTTAACTGCAAGTTTTTGGAATTCCTTGCCATGCGTAAAAAAATCAGAAAGCCAGTAAGGACAGACAGAGCTTTGAAAGCTTTACTCAAAAAATTACACGAGCTGTCCGGCGGAGATTTGGGAATGATGAAAAAAATCATAGACCAGTCATTGGACAAGGAGTGGTTAGGATTCTTTGAGCTGAAAACAGGTAACGACAGCACGAAGAACATTAACGACCGACTGTACGGAGATATACAGCACTGGGCAGCACAGAAAGAACAGGAGGGAGGCGGAATGTATGACGATTTCGGAGTTTTCTAAAATTGTAGCCGCATTAAAGACCGTTTACACGGCTCCGGGATTTGTTCCCAACGAACAGGCGTTAGACATGTGGTACCGCTTAGTAGGTAAGAACAACGACTATCAGACGATAAGCGTGGCGGCACAGATGTACATGACAACAGGCAAGTTTCCGCCGACACCGGCAGACATTTTGGAGTGCACCAGTAAGCTCAAGGCAGAAAGCAGCTACCTGAGCGAGCAGGAAGCGTGGGCAACAGTGGCAAAGGCGTGCAGTAATGGGATTTACGGCTACAGAGAGGAATTTGACAAACTGCCTCCTACGTTGCAAAAGGCAGTAGGAACGCCACAGACGCTCCATGATTGGGCGGTAGTAGATTCAGCGGACTTTCAGACGGTCATACAGTCAAACTTCCTCAGAAGCTACAGAGCGGCGTTAGAAGCACAAAAGGAGATAGACAAGTACCCACCGAAGCTCCGAGAGATGATAAGAGCGGCGGGGGCGATAGAGCGAAAAGAAACAGTGCCGGAACTACCCACACTGGGAGAAATAGTTGGGCGGTTAGAGCAGGATAATAAAAATTATCCCCCGGAACAATGTAGTGGAGCGTTGGGGGATTGGATAGCAGAAAAGAAGGAGAGATTGGGTTATGAATAACACAATGATTAGCGTAAACGGCTTTGCGAAAAGAGAGTATGAGGACGTCTTAGAGAAAAAAGGTGTGATTCCTGCAAGTGTTGTAATCACAGTCGAGGACAAGGCGATTGCAAGAGCTATTTTAGAGCTATTTAAAGACAAGGTACAAAAAACAGGCGTTTTGCGGATGAAAGAAATTGAAGCTTTTGCCCGCGGCTACAACGAATTGAGCAAAAGCATTGAAACGGCATGGGGAGAAGAAAGCGAGGAGAAATATGGCGGAGCGGTACGTTGACCCAGTCAGGGAATACCTAAAAAGACAGCACCTTGAGGCGGAATATGAGTGTAGAACAGCACACAAAGCAATCAAACGAGGCGCGGCGAGCTACAACGAATACGAGAGATATGAGGAGGAATTAGAGCAATGACACTATACGAGATTGACAGCACAATTATGGATTGTGTAGACGAGGAGACAGGAGAAATTATTGACCTCGAAAAACTTGAGGCTCTCAACATCGAGAGAGACAAAAAAGTGGAGGGAATCGCGCTGGCGGTAAAGAATTATGCCGCAGAAGCAAAGGCAATCAAAGAGGAGGAAGAAAAGCTTGCGAAACGCCGCAGAAGTTGCGAGAACGCCGCACAGAGGTGTAAAGACTATCTGTCCCATGCTCTTGACGGAGAAAAGCTCAAAACGGCAAGAGTAAGCGTATTCTACAAGAGCAACGAGTCTGTGACTATTGACGATTTAGGCAGTCTGTCAGAGGAATACATCAGGATTCCAGAGCCACAGGCGGACAAGACAGCGATTAAGAAGGCGATTAAAGCCGGGAAAGAGGTTGCAGGGGCACATCTTGAGACCTCAAAGAGTGTGATCGTGAGGTAAGAAAAATGGGAGATGTTTACACAAAGTTACAAAAAATTCAAGCAGAATTAAAGGTGCCCAAGAGTAAATACAGTGATTATGGCGGCTATAGTTACAGGAGCTTAGAGGACATCTACGAGGCAGTAAAGCCTTTATTGGATAGGGAAGGCTTAATATTAGCCGTAAACGACGAAGTTATTATGCTGGGCAACCGATTTTACATAAAGGCGACAGCAATTTTAAAAGACATAGAAAGTGAGGGCAGTTTTTGCACTACAGCATACGCCAGAGAAGAAGAAAGCAAAAAAAAGATGGATGCAGCACAAGTTACCGGCTCAGCATCGAGCTATGCGAGAAAATACGCCTTAAATAGCTTGTTTCTTCTGGACGACTCGAAAGACGCGGATACAGACGAATATAAACGCAACGAGGTTATCACAGAGAAAGAGGCAAAACGGCTCTATGATCTGATGCAAAAAAAAGGAATGACGGAAGCCCAGATCAAAGAATGGGCAAGTCAAAGAGGTTTAAAATCATTGTATCAGACGACACAACAACAATATGCCGAAGCCATGAAGGAATTATGGCTGAAATAGCATGGATTTAACTGGAAAAATAAAAAACTTAGCAGTGGATTATTTTAGCAAAAAGATAACAGTTACTCTGGAAATTAATGAGGCGGAGCGGTTTATAAAGGGCGTGGACGAACTGAAAAAGCTGGAAAAGCTGTCCGTAATAATTAAACCGTTCCGCAAGAAAAGAAGCTTGTCAGCAAACGCCTATTTCCACGTCCTGGTCACCAAAATAGCGGAGAAAGTTGGCACGAGCAAGGCGGAAGCCAAAAATTTGATGATAGGCAGATATGGACAGCCGGAGCTGATAAAAGGGGACATAGCAGTTTTAAAAACCAATGTCCCAACCGACATCATGTACAAAAAAGAGGACGTTCACACAGTTGCGATAGGACGGCGGCTAGAAAAAGGCAAAGAGGTAGTGTTTTACAGACTCATGCGAGGTTCGCACACCTACGACAGCCGGGAAATGAGTGAGTTAATCAAAGGCACGATACAGGAAGCAGAAGATTTAGGAATTGAAACGCTAACACCAAGAGAACTGGAACAAATACTAGGAAAATGGAAGCCGAGAAAGGAAGAAGAAAAATGAATAGCGTACTACAAACAAAAAAAGAGTGCTTCTTCTGCAAAACAACCCAAAATTTACATAGGCATCATGTCTTATATGGCAGTAGCAACAGAAAACAAGCCGAAAAGTATGGTTTTACAGTGTATTTGTGTTTGAATCATCATACCAATGGTGGCGAGGCAGTGCACCGCAATCCCAACGGACCGCTAGACAGGTACCTCAAAGAGCTGGCGCAGAAGTATTGGGAGGAGAACAACGGAACGAGAGAAGAATTTATCAAAACATTTGGGAGGAATTACCTGTGAACAAATTTAGAAATAAAAAGATTTTTACGACAGCCGGGAAGTTTGACAGCAAGAGAGAAATGCATCGATATTTAGAACTGGCGGCAATGCAAGAAGCGGGGGAAATTACAGGATTAGAGCGGCAGGCTAGATACATACTTGTAGGCAGCCAGAAACGAGAGGATGGCACCACAGAACGCCCTGTATCATATACAGCAGATTTCCGCTACACAGACAAGGAGGGGAAAATTGTTGTTGAGGACGTAAAATCCCCGCGTACAAGAAAAAATCCAGAGTACATTATCAAACGCAAATTAATGCTTGAGAGATACGGCATCACAATCATGGAGGTGGTGTGATGAAGAAAACAGGAGATTCAGAAGCAAGAAAAGCAGTGAAAACGCTCAAGAAGTATTGCAACGAGCATAAATATTGCGAAAGTTGTATTTTTGCGGTAGGAAAGAAAGGTGCGGCTTGCCTGCTAGTAAATAAATTGCCGTTTGACTGGGTAAGATATTAAAGCCGGACACCCTCCGGGGTTAAGGATAGATACACATTACAGTAACACGTTAACGGTTCCATGAGGAGCTATATGCCATTGATTCCTCCGGATTTATTCCGGAGGGGAAAGGAAAGAAAATGACGGTAGAAGAAAAAGTGGAATGGAAAGCAGCACGAAAACCCGTTGCTATTGTCGGTGCCGCGTTTATTACTGTTGACGGAGAGTTAAAAGGGAAACCGTTAGCTATTGAAGTGAAAATGGATAGTGGGGAAACAGTTTTGTATGAGCGAATGGTTGACTATAACGATTTAGAACAACTAAGAAAAGAGGAATAAAAATGCCATACGGTCTGAAAGATGAAGAATTTAATAAAATACAAAACGAAATAGTGAGAAAACTATACGAAATACCAAGCTTTGACCGAGCCACATTTTTAGTGGAATGTACAGAGCAGGAACTAATGGGAGCGATGAGCGAACTACGCAAAACACCCAAATCAAAGGGAAAAATAGAAGCCGTAGAAAGGGAGTTGAGAAACAGAGGATACAAAAATAAAAAAACAAAGTTTTTCCCAAGCGACTTGGCGGAAAAGAGATTTGCGAGGGAGTGGACGAAAGCGTGCGGAAGAATAAGGGGGAATAGATAAATTGAAACGTGCAAGAAAGGAGTGGTTTTATGGACTCGAAGAGAACCTTACTTGATATATTTCATGTATCCGAATCATATAAGCTTCCAGATGCAATTATGGATGCATTACTGTCTGATAATGCAGAAAGTATCATAAGGCTAGTGAAAAAAAGTACGCACGATGACGTCCGGGATATATTCCAGCAAGAGCAGGGAGACAGAAAAACTTTAAAACAGGATTTTACACCGGATTGCATCTGCGCCATGGTCGCAAAAATGATGAAGCCGGGCAGTGTACTGGATATGTGCTCTGGAACGGGAGCATTAAGCAAGGCAGCCGCAAAAGAGCATGGCATAAAAATATGCGAACAGGAATTTAGTGAGCGTACGATTCCGTTTGCTCTACTGGATGCCTGCATTAATGGCCTGGAAGGAAGTATTAGCCGGGCGGATTGTTTACGGGGAAATATAATGGAAACATATCATTTGAAAAAAAATAATGATATAAGTATCCCAAAACAAGTAGAACCGGAAGAAATGGGATGCTTTGATAATGTAATTATGAATCCACCATACTCTATGAAATTCCCAGAAGCGGACGAGATGCCAATCATGGGACATAAAATTCCGAAAAGCAAAGCCGATTACGGATTTATACTACGCGGCGTACAACATTTAAAAGATGGTGGACGACTGATTGCGATACTTCCGCATGGTGTCCTTTTTCGAGGAGCGGCAGAAGGAAAAATTAGAGAATGGCTTGTTAAAGAGCACTGGCTTAGTGCTGTAATTGGATTACCGGATAAGTTATTTTTAAATACAGCAATCCCAGTATTTTTACTAATTTTAGAAAAAAATTCTCCAGATATTCTTTTTATTGATGCATCAAGACGATTTGAAAAGAAACCAACACAAAACGACATGTCGCAGGAGCAGATAAGAGATGTCGTCGGTGCCTTTTTTGCACGTAAAGATGCAGAAAAATATGCTCACGTAGCTTCTTATCAGGAAATAAAATACAATGATTACAATCTAAATATTCCAAGATATGTAGATACGTTTGAACCAGAGCCTCTACCAGACATGGAAGCGCTTCTTAAAGAACTGCAAAAAATTGAAAATGAGGAGAGGAAAACTAGAAAAGAACTGTACAAAATGCTGGGGGAACTGGTAGGTAGCAAGGAGGATATGAACGTTATGAAAGAACATAGAAAATTGCTGAAGCCGCAGAATACAAGAAATACTTTCAGGCAAATGACATTGGAGGATTATGGAAATGCAATGTAAAAAAGTTAATATTTTTGAGATATGCAAAGTAGAACGTGCGGTGGCTGGAAAAATATATGCGGCAGGGAGCTGCTATGTAAAATTAAGTGCCGTGGATGAGTCTGTAGGCCAATTAAAAAATGACAATACACTGGATACAAGATACGCAGTGTTTGAACCAAACGAAGGAATTTGCGCGGATTACTTGCACATTGCTATCTGCAATAAGTTTCCTGAGTTTTTGCGAAAATACCGGACAACAATTAATTTACAATTTGAAACATTAAAACATTTCGTACTTGACTGGCACGAAAAGGAGGAAGAACAGAGGTATGTTGTAAATGCAGTCAAGGCGGTGGATAATGAAATAGAACTTACCGAAATGCAGATAGAAAAAGAGAAAGAGATGAAGAAATGGTATCTTGCAAAGATGATGGCGCAACAAAACCAGACACCTACATGATCATATCAGAAAAATTCATGCAGGGTGAAATAAGCGAGGACGAATTTGTGGAGCAGTATAACCGATTGATTGAGCAGGAGGCTGAAAAACACTGGGAACCGGTCGAACCGCATGAGCATATTTAAGAGGAGAGAAAATGAAGTTTATTGATTTGTTTGCCGGAATCGGAGGGTTCCGCAGAGGCATGGAATTAGCGGGGCATGAATGCGTCGGGTTTTGCGAATTTGATAAATTTGCAACCGCAAGTTACACATCAATGCACCTGCTTACATTAGAGCAAAGAGAACGTTTAAATAAAATGCCGTTGAAACAGCGACAAAAAGAAATACTAAAGGAGGAATACAGAAATGGAGAGTGGTACGCAAATGACATTAGAAGAGTATATGCCGGAGACATTCCAAGAGCAGATTGCTGGTGTTTCGGATTCCCGTGCCAAGACATCTCAGTTGCAGGAAAACAGCTTGGATTTCAAGGGAACCGTTCAAGCTTGTTTTTTAGAGTTATGTACCTTATCGGACAACTCGAAGAAGAAAATAGACCCACTTACCTTTTCGTTGAAAACGTTAAGAATTTGCTTAGTGTTAATGGAGGATGGGATTTCGCCAGACTGCTCATTGAAATGGAGCAGAGGGGGTATGATGCAGAATGGCAGGTGCTCAACTCCAAAGATTTTGGAGTGCCACAGAACAGAGAAAGGTGCTTCATTATCGGACATCTTAGAGGGAGAAGTACCGCAAAAGTATTTCCTGTCGAAAGAACAGACGGAGAAAATAGTATTCAAATAATTGATCACAAAGACGGATACAGAAAAAATACGCAGGTATTTGCACCTGATGGAATTACAGAAACTCTTGATACTGGTCAAGGTGGTGGGCGAGGGCATCATGTAGCATTGCCGTGTTTTATAGATTTGTGCAACAGTGGAACAGAAACAACTAGCATTGCCAGATGCTTGCAAGCAAGATATCAAAAAGGATGTGGAACGTATAAAGCGCAAAATAGCGGTATTGCAATTCCAGTTTTAACACCTGACCGAGCAGAAAAGCGTCAGAATGGACGGAGATTCAAAGAAAATGGTGAGCCGATGTTTACACTTACTGGACAGGATAGACACGGAGTGGCGATTGAACCGATTGGAGTTATTGATTCGCAGGGCATAAAAGTAGCCGAAGCAACAAAGCAAGGCTATTCCGAGTGTAGAGTAGGCATTGATAACGTGAATTTATCAGTTCCAGGAAGTAAAACAAGAAGAGGGCGAGTTGGACGTGATGTTGCAAATACATTAGATACCAGTTGCAATCAAGGGATTTTTGTGCAAGTTTCAGAAGAGTTGACCGTATATGCGGTCTGGTATGAAAAATATCAATGCTACATAGCAATCAGGAAACTGACACCGAAAGAATGTTTCAGGCTGCAAGGATGGACGGATGACTATTTTGAAAAAGCAGAGTTTGTTAATTCTGATAGTCAATTATATAAGCAAGCAGGAAACGGCGTAACTGTAAATGTAATAAGAGCTATTGCAGAAAGGATAAAAAATGAGTAATCCGAAACACGACTGGTACGGGCACGCAGTCAAACAAGTAAAAAAGTACCCAGATAAGTTAATTGCAGAAAATACAGCCCAGTCAGCCCTATGGATGTACGCTATTAACAAGGCGATAAAGCAAACAGAGGGGATGGACAACGGTGAGGACAGAATGAAAGCTGTGCAACTGGTGTATTTTGAGGATAGATACACGATAGCAGGGGCGGCGGATAAGCTCGGATATGCAGAAATGACTATACGCAGATGGCTTAGTGCTTTCGCCAATTTGGCTGGGAAATATGCGGGATATTAGAGAGGGAGAATTATCTCCCTCTCTTTTTTATGTTTGTCTAACATGGCTTAAAAGATGTCGTACAATACACTTGTACGGACGAGCGCTGGTAACTTTTTGTGAGACATAACCTCCTCTATCTTTTTGTGGTAAAAGTGTAAACTCTCACCCGCGTAAAAGAGAGTACATAAGACACCTATCCCACGGTGCCTTGTGTCCCATACAGGTTGCGGGGTCTACAAGTGTTTAGAGACCAGCCGCTTATTAGTCTTACCCCGGCGGCTGTTAAGGTGCAATTCCTTATGCTTGTATTTGGTTGCATTATGCAACTGATGTAAACGATTTTTTTCATATTTTCTTTCCTTTCATATAACCCCGTAAACAATCCATTACGGGGTTATGGTTGTATTTAGGAGGTGACCCCAAAATGGGATAAGTAAATACCAGGAGTGGCTGACCCAAGAAGGGTTGCTTAAGATAGAGGGATGGGCACGAGATGGATGCACAGACAAAGAGATCGCGGCAAACATCGGTATTAATCCAGATACCTTGTATACATGGAAGAAAAAATTCCCAATTTTAGCCGATGCCTTAAAAAAGGGGAAAGATGTTGTGGACAGGCAGGTGGAAAAAAGCCTATTACAACGGGCACTGGGGTATAGCTACGAGGAGACGAGTGAAAAGTACGAAGGCGGAGTAATGACGGAGCGAAAAGTAACAAAGAAGCACGTTGCGCCAGATACGACAGCACAAATATTCTGGCTAAAGAACAGAAAACCAGAACAATGGCGTGATAAGCCACAGTCAGAGAGTGCAAGTGATAAAGCACTGGCGAAAGCTATTGAAATCCTTGGGGGTGCCGATAGTGCCATTGACTAGCAAACAGGCAGAATACCTGCAAGGCTGTAACCGCCGTTGGAACGTAAAGACCGGGGCGACAGGCTCCGGGAAATCCTTTGTTGACTACGCAGTCGTAATTCCTCAACGCCTGACACATCTAAAAGGATTAGGGTTGGCTGTGATGCTTGGCAACACCCGCGGCACGCTACAACGTAACATACTTGACCCCATGCGGGAGATTTGGGGCGAGGAGCTAGTTGGCGAGATACGCAGTGACAACACAGTACAGCTATTTGGCAAAAAAGTATATGCACTAGGTGCTGACAACAAGAAGCACGTTGCAAGGATACAGGGAGCAACGATTGAGTACGCTTATGGCGATGAGGTAACGACGTGGAATCAAGAAGTATTTGAGATGTTAAAATCTCGTCTCAGAACATCACACAGTCACTTTGATGGAACTTGCAACCCGGCGGGACCAAAGCACTGGTTTAAGGGCTTTCTGGATTCCGATGCAGATATATTCCAACAGGCGTACAACATACACGATGGTTGTCTGCCTCCGGCGGTAGTAGACGAGCTAATAAAAGAGTACTCCGGCACGCACAGGTATCAACGCTACATACTAGGCAACTGGGCAGTAGCCGAGGGACTTGTATACGATATGTTTTCGGAGGAAAGGCACGTCTGTAAAGCAAAGACCAGCGGAGAGATAATTGTTAGCTCCGACTTTGGTATGCAGAACGCTACCGTCTTCTTGATCTGGCAGAAAAGAGTAGATACTGGCAACTGGCACTGTCTACGAGAGTATTATTACTCAGGCAGAGAGAACAACCGCATGAAGCCGGTCAGTGCGCTAGTAAAAGGACTAGAGGACACGCTAAGCGGGCAGAAAGATGATTTAGTGATCGTTGACCCATCCGCCACCGCTCTCATCGTGGAGTTACGTAGCAAAGGGCATAAAGTCAAAAAAGCAGATAACACTGTTAACGATGGGATAGCAGACGTTGAGACGTTGCTAACACAAGACAAGTTATCGTTTGACCCGTCTTGCACGCACACGATCGAGGAGTTTGGCATCTATGCATGGGACCCAACGGCGGCTGACAAAGGCAGGGACGCAGTTATAAAACAGTCAGACCACGCGATGGATGCTATCAGGTATCTTGTAAAAACATTAAAACTCGTTAAGCGCAGCCGAACAAGACAATACAAATCAATTCTAGGGTGATAACAATGTATCTATCATATCAAGATTTTGTTGCCGCAAAAGACAAAGGGCAATTTATAAATCAGTTTATAAAATTCCACGAGAGCACAGGAGCATACAAAGAGGCGTTAAGGGCGGACAAGTATGACGCACAGGAAAACGAGACTATCCTGCAGTTTCAGCGTGTTTACTACACTTTATTGGGTCAGAAAAAAGTGGACAATTTCTCATCCAATGCACAGATATGCTCTAATTTTTTTCACAAATTAAATACACAACGCTGTTCGTACAGCCTAGGAAACGGTGTCTTTTTTAATGACATGAATGTTAAGAAAAAACTGGGCAAACAATTCGACAGGCGGATTAAAGAGGCGGCATACAACGCATTAATCCATGGCCAGTCCTTCCTTTTTTGGAATGTGGACCACGTGCACGAATTTCCATTTACGCAGTTCGCCCCAATGTGGGACGAGGACACAGGGGCGTTGATGGCGGGTATACGATTCTGGCAGTTAGACGAGCAGAAACCGTTTAAGGTTGTACTGTACGAAGTAGATGGCTACACAACTTACAGTGCAGAAAGCAAATTTGGAGAATTAAAAGAGACCGCTCCCAAACGGGCGTACAGGCAAAGGGTGGAAGTTGCTAATAATTTGGAGCCCGAAATTATCGGAGAGGAAAATTATAGCAGCCTCCCCATCGTGCCGATGTTTGGGAATAAACGACATATAAGCACTTTGAGAGGGATGCAGCCAAAGATTGACGCCTACGACGCGGTGCAAAGTGGTTTTGCCAATGATCTGGACGACTGTGCACAGATGTACTGGCTAATTTCCAACGCTGACGGTATGACAGACGATGAGCTGGCAGAGTTTAGGGACCGGCTCAAATTTCAGCACATCGCAAAGGCCGAGGAGGGGCAGGTACAGGCATACACACAAGAGCCGCCATATACCGCTAGAAAAGAGTTTCTCACGCAGATGCGGTCAGAAATTTATGAGGACTTCGGGGCGTTGGATGTACACACCATAGCCGCCGGAGCAACAAATGACCATATAGACGCCGCATACCAGCCGCTAGACGACAATGCAGATGATTTTGAGTACTTCGTAGGCGATGCGATCGAGAAGATTCTGGAGCTTGCAGGGATTGATGACGAACCACAATTTAAGCGAAACAGAATCAGCAACGAGAAGGAACGAACAGACATGATTCTTGAGGCGGCTAATTATCTGGACGAAGAAACCATCCTCAAAAAATTACCGTTTGTTGCACCGGAGGAAGTGCCGGACATTTTGGCAAAGCTGGACGAAGAATCGTATAACCGCTACACAGAGCCACCTGAACCAGATGCGCCGGAAGGGGATGAATAAACATGTATCCATCCGACAAGTGGACAGAACAGGAACTGCAAAAACTAGAAAAACGGTTAGCAGGTGTATATAAGCAGGCTGAAAAAGAGCTTGACGGCAAAGCGAGAAACTATTTTAAACAGTTTTCCAGGCGATACGCCAAAGAATATGCGGCATACCAGGCAGGGAAGTACACTAAGAAAGAATTTGAAGCATGGCTGATGAATCAATATGGCAGAGGGCAGAGGTGGGAAGCACTGCGCGAGGACATGGCGCGGCGGCTGGCAGAATCAAACCAGATTGCCGCGGCGTATATCAATGAAAAGACCCCTCTTGTTATTGCCCTCAATCGTAATTTCGAGGCGTACATGATTAAATCTCTTATACCTGACAGACAGATAAAAGAAATTGGAGATATTGCTTTTAATCTAGTTGACGAACACACAGTTAAACGGCTGACGGTCAGAAAACAGAAGATTCTCCCGCCCCGAAGGGTGCTAAAAAGCAAAGATGTGCGTTGGAACAAGAAGAAATTGCAAAATGCACTACTGCAAGGAATTTTACAGGGCGACAGCATAGGAAAGCTCGCAGGGCGATTCCAAGACGTTACAGGCATGAATCATACTGCCGCAATTAGAAATGCCCGCACAGCGTTCACAGGGGCGCAGAACGGGGGCAGGCAGGCGGCATATGAGGAAGCCTACCAGATGGGGATTGATGTAGTTAAGCATTGGACAGCGACAAAGGATTTGAGGACACGAGACAGCCACAGAGCGTTAGATGGCGAAGAAGTACCGTTTAATATGGCTTACTCAAACGGCCTCATGTATCCGGGTGACTCAAGCGGAATCCCGGCGGAAGTTTATAACTGTCGTTGCACGCAGAGAACTGCACTGCCTACCCAACTGGCACAACCGCGAATGATACGCGTCAGAAATCCAGAGACAGGCAGAAATGAAATCGTGGAAGACATGACCTATTACGAATGGCTGGCAACACAAAGGGGGCGAATATAATGGCAGATATTGATGTTGTAAGCCACGTGGACGAAGTAATTTTAAAGACCACCATGGCACTTGCAAGGGCGTTAGAACAGGCGGGGGCCGCCGCAGAGGGGCACGCAAAAGACCTTTGCCCGGTCGATACGGGCGCATTAAGAAACAGTATTACGCATCGGACCGACTTGGAAAATCTCACGGAAACAATAGGTAGCAACGAAGAATACGCCGCCTATGTGGAACTGGGAACTGGCGTGTACTACAAAGGGGGACGAAAGACCCCATGGACTTATCAGGACGATAAAGGACAATGGCATATCACAAACGGTCAGAGGGCGCAGCCGTATTTAAAACCGGCGGCGGCAAATTACGCAAAAGAATACACAGCAATCATTGCAGATGAATTAAAAGGAGCGATGGGATAATGAACAGATTGTCTTTACTCGTCAAGGCAAGAGAAACGGCGGAGTATTTTGTTAATAAAAAATTTAAATACTCTCAGGGCGTGGCGAATAGCTGGGCAGGCGCAAAGAAGAAAAAGGTAAGTAATTGTGCATCGTATGTATGCTATTGCCTGCAGCAATTAGGCATCCTCAAACCGGGACAACTGTTTTATTGCAACAGGAACGGAACGGTTGTCTATAAGGGCGCAGGAACAAAAGCGGCTATATCAAAACGATATAGATTGATAAAAGTAAATAAATTACCCCGGAATTATAAAAACAAATTAAAACCGGGAGACATTTGCTTTTACCGCCTGCATACCAATATTTTCGCAGGAATAAACGAGAACAATAAAATGGTTTGGTGGGACGCCGGAAAGGCTAGCACAAATACTAAAAAAGCAGGCGGAACATACAAAAAGATACATAGGATTATTAACAGCAGCCAGAAAATCTTATATGTGCTGAGATGGAAAGGGTGAGAAAATGACACAGAGAAAAATTATTGACGTGTCGGTATACAACGGCACAATCGACTGGAAGAAAGTAAAGAAATACGGTTGTGATGGTGCGATCATTAAGATTATCCGCAAGGATTTAGGCAAAGATAAGAAGTTTGAGGCAAACTACAAAAAGTGTGAGGAGTTAGGCATTCCATGGGGCGTGTATAACTACACATACGCAACTACAGTGGCGAAAGCTAAGTCAGACATGAAACTTGTATGCGACATCCTAGACAAAATTAGTAAGAAACATTTTAAATACGGCGTTTGGTTTGACATCGAAGACAAAGTACAAGCTAAGCTGACAAAGGGCATGATTGCATCAATCATCAACGCGGCACAGACTGTCGTTGAGTCAAGAGGCTATAAATTTGGCGTTTACACTGGGATGTCGTATTTTTCGGAGCACATTGATAAAAACAAAGTTAACTGTAAAAACTGGTGGATCGCACGTTATTACAAAGGCTATAACCGCATGGCATTTAAAGCGACACCGAACAAATCTTATAAGCCTGCAAACGTGCCTGACCTTATGGCGTGGCAGTATACCAGCTCTGGCGTATTTCCGACCAAGGTTTCAACCGGCAACGGCGGCAAGTTTGATTTAAATATTTTGTATCACGACTTCCCAGCGGTGGAGCAGAAGGAAGAAACAACGAAAGAGGTTAAATACACTGGGAAATTCCCTAAATTGCCGTCACGCGGCTACTATACGTTTTTAGACGGTATTACAGTATTAAAAGGCGCAAAAAGGGAAATTGAAAAATTGCAGAAGTTTTTAAACTGGGCTATCGGCTCGAAATTAGATACTGACGGCAAATACGGCGAAAAGACGGAAGACGCGGTTAGCATTTTTCAGTCGAAATGTAAATTAAAAATTGACGGCAAATTTGGGGCGAAATCCCTTAAAGCCGCAAAAACGTTTAGAAAGTAATCGCGAAGTACTGCGATTTACATATAAAGTCATTTAGGGAAAGAAATCCCTCAAAGAAAAGGAGTAATTAAATGGCACTAACAAGAGCTTTTTTAAAGAGCATGACACTTACAGATGAACAGGTTTCCGCGATTATCGAGGAGCACTCTGCAACCGTTACAGGTTTAAAAGGCGAGATCGCTAAATACAAAGAGGATGCAGAGAAAGTCCCAGACCTCCAGAAGAAATTGAAGGACTATGAAAAGGACGACTGGAAAGGCAAGTATGAGAAAGAACACGCAGGTTTTGAGAGTTACAAAGCCGAACAGGACAAGAAAGCGTCCTACAGCGCGAAAGAAGCCGCGTATAAGAAGATGCTTGAGGAGTCCGGCGTGTCCAGTAAAGTAATTAACCTTGCATTAAAAGCATCAAAAGAGACTATTGATAATTTAAAAATCGGAACTGACGGCAAATTTGAGAATGCAGCAGAAGTAGAAAAAGGCATCAAAGAAGCGTATGCCGATTATATTACAACTGAAAAAACTCAGGGCGCTAATGTATCAAATCCACCGGGAGGAGAACCGGGGAAAATGACCAAGAAAGAAATCATGGAAATTAAAGATGCAGGCGAACGTCAGAAAGCGATTGCGGAAAATCACGAACTTTTTGGATTTTGAAAGGAGTAAACAATGCCAGGAGTAACTACTAGCACTGTATTAAATACAGATAGCACCCTCAAAGCGAGAGAAATTGATTTTGTAACAAGATTTGAAAAAAACTGGGATGCATTAAGAACCATCTTGGGAATCGTTAGACCTATTAGAAAAGAGCCGGGCACTAGCTTAGTAACCTACGAAGCGCAGATGAAAGATGAAGCTTTACAGGGCGGCGCAAGTGTGGGCGAGGGAGAGGCAATCCCTTTTACGCAGTTTAAAGTTGTGGAAAGTAAGAGAGAAGATATTGTCGTAGAAAAATACGCTAAATCTTTAACTCTTGAGTCTGTGGCAAAATGGGGCGCAACCGTTGCGATTGAAAAAACAGATGATGCCTTTATGGTTGAGCTGCAGAACAAGGTTTTAAAGGATTTTTACACATTTTTAAAAACCGGAACATTAAAAGGAACACAGAAGAAATGGCAGAAAGCACTTGCAATCGCAAAAGGTGCTGTACTTAATAAATTCGCAGGAATGAACAGAAATGTAACCGAAGTCGTAGGATTTGCAAACGTAATGGATTTTTACGACTGGTTAGGTGATAAAGAGATTACTGTGCAGACAATGTTTGGTTTACAGTATATCAAAAATTTCTTCGGTTTCTCCACGCTGTTCCTTCTCCCTGACGACTATATTCCGGCAAAAACCGTCATTGCAACACCGGTGGAAAATATTGATCTATATTATATTGATCCCGGCGACAGCGATTTTAAAAAACTTGGGCTTGACTACACGACATCTGGCGAAACAAATCTGATTGGATTTCACGCAGGCGGCAACTATACAAACGCCACAGGCGAAACATACGCCATTATGGGCATGAAACTGTGGGCAGAATACCTTGACGGTGTTTGTGTAGTTACCGTTGGAACTACAGAAACTATCCCGGAAGTATCAAGTTTAAGTGGAAAATAAAAGGGGTTGATTGAGTGCTTTATGAAATCATGAATCACATTCACAATTTCTTCCCGGTCAAGGGGGCGGCGATCACAGGAAAAATAACAATCGGGGAATGGATTTTTGACACGCATATAGATGCAACGGCAGACACCAAAGACCTACGTTATTTTGACACTGCGATTCGCCTCCCACTACAGAACGGGCAGTATTATTTGATAAGCGGCTCTATTTTTAATGACGGGGTTTATCAGTATCACAAAGGCGATACTGCCCCGTTACAGGAGGAGACATTTGACGGTGTAGTGGTTCCACTGGCTATCCCCAAACCGTTTTTGTCACTGGTGGACGAAATCAGCGAGTGGCAGACGAAAAACGGCAATTTAGGGGCGTATCAATCAGAGTCATTTGGCGGCTATTCGTACAGCAGAGCAACAAATAGCAAGGGCGAGACCTACACATGGCAAGATGCCTTTAGGGCGCGCCTAAACCCATGGAGGAAAATCGCATGAGTTTAATCAACGAATTTTTACAAGATTGCATACTCATGGATAAAAAACGTACTTCTGACGGCGAGGGTGGATTTATCACCGAGTGGGTCGAGGGCGCTAAAATACAGGCGGCAATAGTCCGAGATACCTCTATGTCTGCCAGAGTGGCGGAAAAAGAGGGGGTAACAGCAACATATACGATCACTACAGCTAAAACAGTAAAACTGAGCTATCACGATGTATTAAAAACAAAAGACGGAAAAATTTTTAGAGTTACATCAACTGCGGGAGAAAAAGAAACCCCTGCATCGTCTAATTTAGACATAGCACAGGTCATGGCGGAGAAGTGGGAGTTAACGTCATGACTCCAACAGCGGCACTGTATCAATTTTGGTCGTCTTTCGGCATAACTGCATATCCGTCTAACAGGGTGCCGAAAGATACCGCATTTCCTTTTATCACATATGAGCCGATTATAGCAAATTGGTGGACAGGTGCGGCCGCCGCTAGTGTCGTAAATGTCTGGCATCACACAGAATCTGAGGCAGTCCCAAACAAAAAGGCAAAAGAAATCAGCGACAGGCTGCAAGGGGGCACTACGGTCAAGTGCGATGATGGAATCATTTTTTTATCGCAGGACCAACCGTGGACTCCCTTGGTCGATGAAGCCGACTCGTCAATAGTACGCAGATACACAGTAATAACTATGCAATTTATAACTATTTAACGAGGTGAGTAAATGAAGTATACGCAGGTTCCTTCTGATCTTTTTAAAAAAATCCAGATTAACGCCGGTATTATTGCATCAACTTTTGAGCCAGAAACGGGCACCATAGCAGCAACTAACATCCTCATGGCAACCAGCGGCGGTTGCAGCTTTAGCGCAGAGCCATCCTTTACGGATTTCGGGGAAGATATTGACAACGTGCCTAAAAACACGATGGAACTCAAGGAGATCGAATCTATTGAGGTAAAATTATCAGGCACAGCCGTTACAATGGATACCGCACAGGCCAAAAGTTTTATGGCGGCAGCAGACGTAGCAGGAAACAAAGTAACACCAAGAGCAGATTTAAAGGTAGAAGATTTTAAGGATATTTGGTGGATAGGTGACTATTCAGACGAAAATTCAGGGGATTCCGCCGGATTTATCGCAATCAAAATCATGAACGCTCTCTCAACGGGCGGATTTAAGATTAAATCAGATGATAAATCCAAAGGAAATTTTGATTTTGAATACACAGGACATTATAGCATTAAGAACGCAGAGACAGTACCTTACGAGGTCTATATCAAAACAGGCGAAGCGGCGTAGGAGGCAAAGCATGAAATTATCAGAATTAACAGCAGAACAGGGTTTAGAAGCAATCGCAAATTCTCTCGAATGCATCGGCAACATTGCAGATGATGATGACGCACTTAAGCTGTGTCAGGAACTTGTGCCGCGGGAAGGTGAGAAATACATCAAAGTCTTTGCTAGGGGCGCCAAAACAGCCCCTAGACTGTTAAAAACACACAAAGATGATGTAATCGGAATTTTAGCGGCGTTTGAATTACAGACAGTCGAGGAATACAAGAAAAAGCACAAATTAATGGATGTTATCAAGGGTATGGTTGACCTCGTCAATGAGCCAGAGGTACGTCAGCTTTTTTTCTCAGTGCCAACAGGCGCAACAGAAGAACCCTCTGGCGATGCGCAGGAGAATACAGAGGAAGAAGCGTAAAGGGATTCTTACTGTATGTCAAGGCTAAGATTTTAGACGATACAGAGGAATTAATTTACAAACGATATATGGCTGACGGGCTGAAATATGTAACCGAAAGTATTTCACAGGCGTTCGGAGGGAAATATCTCTATGTATCGTTTGTTGATTTGATTGATAATAATAAAAAACAAACAGTAACAAAGACTGGCGAAGAAATAGCTGCGGACGTCATTAAAAAAGCCGGATTGGTGGTGATGAGTGATTGAATGTAATGGAGTTGTTTGTCACTCTGGCAATCAAAGACACCGCATATAAGCAGGGGCTGAAAGACGCAGAAGGTAACGCCAGCTCGTCCACATCAAAAATCGGCGGGGCATTTAAAACAGTCGGGAAGGTGGCTAAAACAGCCATGGCGGCTGGTTCTGCCGCCGCCGTTGCATTTACAAAAACGTCAATAGATTCCGGAATGAATTTTGATACCGCGATGTCTCAGGTAGCAGCTACTATGGGAACAACCGTAGACAAAATAGAAAACGTCAAAGCCAAAGCTGAGGAAATGGGGCGCACAACAAAGTACACCGCAACGGAAGCGGCCGAAGGCATGAACATTCTTGCCCAAGCCGGCTTGTCAGCGGATGAGCAGATTAGTGGCATCGGAACGGTACTTAACCTTGCTTCTGCCGGTGCTATGAGTCTGGAAGAATCGGCATCGTATACCGCCGGAGCTGTAAAGGGCTTTGGCGACTCGATGGGCAACGCATCTTATTATGCTGATTTAATGGCAAAGGGTGCTACTCTTGCTAATACGAACGTAAGAGGTCTTGGAGAAGCTTTCTCCGGTTCTGCTGCCACAGCGAAAAACTACGGTCAAGCGGCGGACAGTGTCACACTTTCCTTGCTCCGCTTAGCAGAGCAGAACGTGACAGGGTCCGAGGCATCTACAGCATTAAATAGGGCCATGGCGGACTTATACACTCCGACTGATGATGCATCAAAAGCCTTAGATCAGTTGAAGGTATCCGCCTACAAAACAAACGGCGAAGCAAAAGACTTTAACGACCTCGTAGACGAGCTGAATGGCTCTTTACAGGGTATGACAGCGGAACAAAAAAACAACGCTCTTGCTACGATTTTTACAACGCAAGGTTTGCAGGCATTTAACAAAATGACCGCATCAAGTGATGCGACTGTGCAAAAATTTTGGAAAGGAATACAGGATTCTTCCGGCTCCGCGGCACAGCAGGCGGCTACGCAGCTAGACAATCTAAAAGGTGATATAACCTTGCTATCTAGTGCTACAGAGGGCTTAGAACTGGGTTTTTACAATACTTTTTCGGGCGCTATCCGTGGCGCCATTAAAGGTGTAACAAGCGAGGTTAGTGGATTAGCTGAGGCGATGGAATCCGGTGGCATAAGTGGCGCTCTTTCCAAACTGGCACAAGATGCGATTAATTTTAGTGGTCAGTTGCCGGGGCTGACAAAAATCGGCGGCGACCTCATAAACGGTTTAATTTCGAGTGTTACTCAAAATTCTGGCAGTATTACAACTGCTGTCGGCCAACTGTTAAATAATCTCGCCTCTACGATTTCCACAGGGCTAAATGTATTTACATCGGTCGGAGTTAATTTGTTAACGACTATCGCTAGCGGCTTGACTCAGGGCATCCCAACTTTTTTGGGGCAGGTACTTCCGATGTTAACGCAATTCACGGAGTCACTGAGGAGCAATGCAGGAACCTTGATAAATGCGGGCTTGACGCTTATCCAGAATCTTGCACAAGGGTTAATTAATTCCATACCTGTACTGATTGCATATGTACCTACAATCATAACAAATTTAGCTGGTATTATTAACGACAATGCACCGAAAATCCTCGCAACGGGAATAACAATCATAACGAATTTAGCAATGGGATTGGTTCGTGCTATTCCGTTATTGATTGCCAATTTGCCGAAAATTATCACAGCCATTGTAAGTGTGTTTACGGCGTTCAACTGGTTTTCGCTTGGTAAAAACATTGTTACTGGAATAATAAAAGGGGTCAAAAATCTCCCATCGCTCTTAAAGACTGCTGCTAAAAATGCCGTAAACGGATTCAAAGGGGCGTTTAGGGGCAACGGCATTTTATCCGCTGTAAAAGGAGCGTTTACTAAGATACCTTCAGCTGTAAAGAGCATCTTTACCAAGGCAGTATCCCTTGTAAAAAGCTTTCCTGGACGGTTTAAGAGCGCCTTAAAATTTAGCTGGTCTCTGCCTCATCTGAATCTGCCGCACCTGAGTGTTTCCGGCGGAAAAGCCCCATTTGGAATCGGTGGAAAGGGTTCTCTGCCATCGTTCCACATTAGCTGGTACAAAAAAGCCATGGAAAGTCCATATGTATTTTCTGATGCCACCTTGTTTGGCGCAGGAGAAGCGGGAGACGAGATGCTGTACGGTCGTAGTAGACTGATGAGTGATATCAAAGAGGCAACACAGGGAACGAAAAACGACATAACTATTAAGGTAACTGTAAACGGTGCAGATAATCCGGAAGAATGGGGAAGAAGAATGGCAAGTGAGCTTAGAAGGCAGGTGAAAATGGCATAATGGCAAAGAAAAATAAAAAATCTGCTGCTCCCAGCGGGTTGTCTATATCTAGGGACAATATGAAATTTACAATATCTTGGAAGATACCGGCGAAAAAATATGACGATGGGCAGTGGCTGTGGTACCGCCTACATACAAAAAATGCCGGTGCTTCTAAGTGGGATTGGACAAAATGGAAAGAAATAGATGTGGGAAAATCAGCAACAAAAAAAACAGTAGCACTTGATGCAAAAAATTATTATCCTGTCTCATCAAAATTATTAAATGCAATAGAATTTAAGGTAAAGGGCAAAACAAAAAGCGATAAAAAGCATACCTATACATCTGCATCTTCCACAAAGACGTTTATCATATATGCACCAAATGTCCCTTCTGTTTCTTATTCCCTTGATGATACCGGCGCAAACAAAGGTACATTTACTTGGAGTACCTCATACGAGGCAAATGACGCAAGGCATTTCGCCAAAACACAGGTACAGACCGCATTAATGACAAACTATAAGGGTGCTATTGCAAACGCTCGTTTTGCCAATTCGTCTTATACGGGAGCGTCTGGCACATGGGCAATAACCGAAGACGGGTCTCCAACGCAGAATATGACATTTTGCCGTATCGTAAGAGCAAAATCAAGAGGATGCGCCGGAGATTCTGGTTGGAGTTATGCGTACCATTATTACAGCATCCCAGAGCGTCCAAACATACAGAGCACAGGAAGCAAAGAGATAGGATCCTCTAGCCGCTATGTATGGGCAAACTGGGTGCAGGCATCGCCACAAGACCGCCCCGTGGATTCCATGGAGTTACAATACGCCATAGACACACCGGAAAGTGGAGAAAGATATACTGGCACATCATGGAGTGCCGGAGTAACTGTTGCGTACCATGATTATACGGTGTCAGCAGATTTTAACACAGACGACGGCATAGCGGAAGACCAGATTATGTGGACAAGAGTGCAAAGCATACATGATAAAAAATATGCGTATTCTGAGCCGCGAGTAGCGGCGCGAGGCGCTTTAAAATCCCCGTCATTTGATACGGTATCAGCGACAGGAACAGCACTGACAATTAACAGCATTGAGCGCAACACGGAAGTACCTGACGCTAAAACAGCCGTCTGGATGAAAATAGACAACGAGGAAAAAGGCGTTATCGCGGTCACCGACAAAGAAGGAACGATCACAGTTACGTGTCCGGACGTTTCCGGCGGCACTGAATACCAGATTGCCCTTAAAAACTTCACCGGAACTTCTGCGCCTCAGAACGGAGCGTCTGGCACGACCTACAAACTTAGCCCCCTCATGCAGTCAGGGTGGGTTTACTCAGAGACACGAAAAATCGCAGTCCCACCGAAAAATATAACTGCAATGGCGGTAGCATCTGATACCGTAGAATTAACATGGGACTGGTCGTGGAAAAACGCGGATGCAGCTACCATTGCGTGGGCGGACCATGAGGACGCATGGATTAGTACGGACGCCCCAACTACTTATGACGTGGAGGACAGGGAGACCACATGGCATATCGGGTCCCTGGAATCGGCAAAAACATATTATTTCCGCGTGAGATTGCGCGATACGTCCGGAGACGAAGAAGTGTTATCACCTTGGTCTGATACGGTTTCCGTATCGCTGAGCGAGACACCAACAACTCCTACGCTTGCAACGACAGAAAATTACCTTGCCTTGGACGATACAGTTATTTGCAGTGTCGGCTACACCGGAAACAGCAAAGCGAGCATAAAAATAGCGGAAGCGATTAACGATGAACCAGTTAAAGGAAATGATGGAAATGTTGTTGTTTTGATGATGTCTTCCGGCATGGAGACATTGTCAGAAACGATTGAAAACATTAATAAAATCTATACTGCAAACGGCCTCTTGAGTAATCTGTGGAATGTAGGAGAAATCCATTATCTAAAAGCAATGGTTACGGCACAAGGAGGCAAGGAAGGGGCATGGTCAGATTCTGTGGCTGTCGAAATTGTTGCAAAACCTGCGATAGACAGCGTTACAACAAATCTTATCTCGGAGACGACTACATATAATTCTGGCGATGTTACCACGGAAACGACCGACCAGACAGTACCGGAATCATCAGAAGGCGCAACAAATTATTTAGAACAGCTACCGTTAACGATAGCCCCGTCCTTTGGGGGTTCTGCTGGCACAGCAAAAGTAACGATTGTCAGGGACGAGGATTATTATATTCTGCGCCCGGACGGATTAAAGGAACAGCATTTTGCCGGCGAAATTATTTCCAGTTTTACCGGTAGCGAAACAGATAACTACAGTATTGCCTTGGGCGACCTGATCGGGCAGATGGATGACGGTGCAAAGTATAGTATACAAATTGCGTTTACGGATATTTATGACCATGTGGTAGAAAAAAAGCTACCGTTTGTTGTACGGTGGAAACACCAGCCGGAAGTACCAACGGCCACTGTAAATACGATTGCAGACAGCAAAACAGCGAGCGTTGTTGTCACTAAACCAACTACATACGCTGATGGGGATACATTTGATTTGTACAGGATGAGCGTAGACAGAGCAGAATTGATTCTGGAGAACGGAATCTATGGTCAAAAATATGTCGACCCATACCCTGCACTAAATGAGTACGGCGGTATACTGGTTGTAAATAAAACCGCCAACGGTGACTATATAACGTCAGATAATTCGTTTTCATGGTTATACAATGAATTTTCAATAGCCCACGAAAAAGCAATCATTGATTTTGATGAGGAATCCATTGAAATACAATACAATATTGATTTTGACAACTCGTGGGATAAGGATTTTGAGAGGACGGTTTACCTTGGAGGCTCTGTGCAGGGCGATTGGAACCCTGCGGTCACTCGTGATTTAAAAATTGATGCAGTAAGTATTTCACTAACGGAACCAACAATGATTGAGCAAATGAGGCGGCTCGCGACATATCCCGGAATATGTCACGTTAGGACACCGGACGGCTCGTCATTTTCCTGCGATATACAGGTGTCGGAGAAAAAAGACCACGATAACAAAATGCGGACAGATTTTTCACTAACGATTAAAAAAGTGGATTCGGAAGAACTGGATGCTGTGACGGAAGAACAGTGGAGCGCAGAGCATCCTAATGAGGTGGCGTGATGGATTGGAGCAAAGGATTTTCAGCAAGATATATTTTAACAACAGTTGACCCCAAGACGTGGACAGACCAGAAAGAATTTGAATTTACTGAGGGTAGTATTGACCGGGACAGTACGTCAGATTTAAGGGAATCTGCTTCCGTCACAATGACGGAAAAGATAACAGACAATGAGTGTTGGGTCCGCATTTACCTACAAGCCAGACAGGGAGGGTCAGGAGCAAAAGTAGCACTGTTTACTGGCCTGACTGCCTTTCCGGAAAGAAAACTTGATGGTGTGAGAGAGACTTACAATATTGACTGCTATTCCGTTCTCAAGCCGGCAGATGATGTGATCTTGCCGCGTGGCTATTATGCACCAGCCGGTAGCGGAGCAAAACAGATTAAAAATCTGCTCAATGATTGCATCCCTGCCCCCGTGTATGTCGAGGGAACATCCCCTATTACCACAGATAATATTGTCGCAGAGGATGGGGAAACAAGGCTCACAATGGCGCTACACATATTAGATGCTATCGGTTGGCGCATACGAATACTTGGCGATGGAAGTATTGTTATCTGTGCAAACGATAATAACAGCAATCTTACAGTAGGGATTAACGAAAATGACATCGTGGAGCCTGACGTGACAGACACATTTAACTGGTATGACACACCTAACTGTTTTATGGCGATACATGACGACTACGGGGCAGCCATCGCAAGGGATGACAGTCCAGACAGTTATTTATCAACCGTTAGCCGTGGAAGAGAAGTTTGGAAATCGGAAACAGGCGTTGAATTATCTGCCGGGGAAAACATAGCGGCATACGCTGTGAGAAAACTAAAAGAATTGCAAAATCCTGCCAGAACAATGCAGTACAGCCGGCGATTTTTTGAGGACGTTCTTCTGGGCGATGTGGTCTTTTTAAACTATCCACGGCATAACCTTACCGGAAAATTTAGAATAATATCGCAATCACTGTCCCTGGAACATGGTTGCCGCACGAAGGAAGAGGTGGAAAGCATTGAATGAATTTGTGAAAGAGATTGCTTCAGCAATGAAAGAAAGTAAAACAAAGCCATACGACACAGTTGCCAAGGTTCTTCGTGTTGATAAAAGAACAGCATATGTTCACATTGACGGCGGAGCGGACGAAACCCCCGCACAGATGGCTATTAATTGTAAAGCAGGGGATAGCGTAAAAATACGTGTTTCTGGTGGAAGAGCATGGCTCACTGGAAATCTCACATCTCCACCAACGGATGATACAGCCGCAAATGAAGCGAATAAGACAGCTACTAAGGTAAAAAAATCCTATGAGAACTTTAAATATGCTACTGAGGAGAATTTTAATAGTCAGGAAGGCAAGATATCAGAGGCTGCTAAAGTTGCAACTAACTTCATAAAATATATAAATGGATTGGGGTTAATGGTTGGTGATATGCGAGGAGATACCCTCGGCCAAAATACATTATTAGACAGCAACGGGATGGCGGTGCGAAACGGTAGAAATGAAATTGTACGGTTTGGTACAGCGCCTATCGTGATCACCAACACGGACGGCGATAAAACTTATGAGGGCTCCGGCTCCGTGATGCAATCCGACCGCAACATTGTTGTTTCCACCCAGCAGACAAACCCAGACGACATCCATGGCGGCGGCAAGGCGGCTTTGGAATTGTATTACGATAAAACCAAGGACACCACAGGACTTTCTTTGACCGTCAAAGGAGGCTCGACATATGGCGACCTATACGAATCTATGGGAACCGGGATGTATGTCGATAACAACCACATACAAGTCGTATCTGATGATGTAGAGTGCATCTTGGGCAAAAATAAAATCCTGTGGGATGCCCATAGCGTAGGATACTGGATGAACGCTAGTCATAAATTTACACTCGATCAACCGATATCAGAACAGTTAACCGGTGCGGTATTCGTCTGGAGCCACTATGATACTAACAAACATTCTATTGATAATTGGTGGTGGTCATCGTTCTTCGTACCTAAACAGCACGTTGCCTGGCGGCCAGGTGATGGTATGTTAATGAGTAACCCATATTACGGATTAAACAAATATATATATATAGGTGATACATTTATACAGGGTGCTGACGTAAATCAGTCCAACAACGCACAAAATGGAATAGGCGTTAACAATCAAGGGTTTGTACTAAGATATGTGCTAGGAGTGTAATTATGGAAGAATATTATATTGGATACGTATTTGATGGTTTATACCCACCAGAAGCCGCACAGTGGTGCAATAAAAACGGTACGTGTCACATTGAAAAAAATAAGGACGGAAAGTACGAAATCGTTGAGAATATTGACCGAGAAGAACCGGAACACTTATTTAACGATAACACACCATCCATATCGGAACTAAACAAAAAAATAGAAGAACTTACGAAACAAAATGAGATGCTCACAGATCGCTTACTAGAGCTGTCTGATACGATTATGCATAAGGAGGTAGAAGTATGATAGCTAGCGGGACAATAATTATTGACGGGCAGACATACCGTAAGGGAGATGTTATACACGATTTAGGCGGCTGGGATTGCATAGATACGGACGGAAGCAAGCGATATTACTGGGGAAAGTCTTCCGAAGTAGATAAATTGCCTCATTATGTTGCAAGTGGTTCAACGGCGTTATGTGTAGACACAGGGGAATTATATGGCTTTTATGCCCCTGATAGCAAGTGGTTTTTACTTTAGGGAGGTGTAGAGCATGAGAAAAAGTGGTTTAACAGGAGATGAGGCGTATGCACTCTCAAAACGTAGGAAAACAACAGAAGACCTTGGTCCGCTAAAAAAAGAAATTAGTTTGATAAAGGAAGATTTAGGTAATTTTAACATTAATAATGTCGCTGGAAAATCAGTGCTTCTTGAGCAAAGTATTTCAAAAAAATATGTATATTTTAATACACAATATAAACTACTGGGTTTTGGTAACAACGAATATAATACCTGTAAAATATATAAAATCGAAAAAAATAAGAAATACTATTTAATAGCATATGGAAAAAATAATGAAGGGTATCCTTTGGCGGTATTTGCAGATAATTTAATAGAGGAAGGCACGACGGCTTATACCGATTATATCTTAGGTGAAGAAAATTCGTTAAGTATGAATAATTTATCATTTCGAGCTAAAACTGACGGATACATGTATGTTAATGCTATTAATGCCAGTTGTGGTGTGTTTGAAAATCTTGCAATTTCTGAATCCGAAGAAAATTCATATAAGATGCAAAGTGCAAAAAAATACAAATTATCAACATATGGCGAATTTCAAAAACTTGATATTGATGTGAAGGAGGGAGTGCTTTTTGATGTTTTATCAAAAAGGGAAAAAGCATACGATGGTTTTAGATATACTATATTAGAAAATGATAATACATTAGACACTATAAAAGTAACCGGACATTCATTTTCTGAAAATACAAGTTATCCTCTTATTTGCTTTTTCGATGAGTATATGAATGTTATAGAAATGTATGGTGCCCCATCAACTCCGTATACTAACGAGATATTTGAAATACCATACAGAACAAAATATATAGTTATAAACGCTAGAAATAATATTTCGCTTGAAAAATTCATTCCTCAAAATGGATTATTTGAAAAAATAAACAAATTATCCGATGAGTTATTAAAACCTGTGTCTTTTTCTAAAATAAAAGGATTAAAATATTTAGAGCAAAAATATGAAGTTAAAAATATTATTATATCCGATTATGAAGTATTATCAAAAATTATATATAACAGTAATGGAGGTAAAGTAAATAGTGATTTATTTAATACAGTATTAATCCCTATTGATTTAGAGTTAGACAGCATTAAAATTTTATATGCTATAGGTGTATATGGGGGAGCATTTTTAGATAGTCAAAAAAATTGGATTTCATCTTTTAGTACGAATGAAACAGGAGTTATTTATAATGTTCCAATTAATGCCGATTTTATTGCGTATACCTATAATGGAATTCATACATCATTTGAATTAGGAATAAATTTTAATTTATATGCCAGTGAACAATTAAAATCACAAGCAAGTTCTTCTTTTAAAAATCCATGGGAAGGAAAAAAGGTGGTCTTGTTGGGAACATCTGTCGGGTTCGGTTCTAATGCAACAAAATCATATATGCAAGAAGCATCTAATTATTTAGGGTTTACTCTCGTAAATACATCTGTTCCAGGACTTGCAATACACACAAATACAGACGGAACAAAACTTATATATGGGTCTACTTGTCTAAGTATCGCAGAGTACAAAGAACAGGGAATGACTATACCAGATGCTCCAAAAGATTATGTACCGGGTGGAAGTTATAACGATTACTACCGAACATGGGAACATATTTTTTCGTCAGAAAATGCCGATGCTGATTTATGGTTATATGCAGTTGCTCCCAACAATGGAAACTTTAAACTTGATGATTGGAATTCATTTGATAAGTCGAACTGGAAGTATACAGATGAAAGCAGTTTTGCTTCGCACAGGACAACGTTCCTTGGAGCGTTATTATACCTAATGGATAAAATGTATACACTTAATCCAAATGCAAGAATGGCATTTATATTAGATAGTGCGTTTGCCTACGGAGATGCAGAAGGGAAAGGAAATTTAAAAAAAGTATCAGACCAGTGGGGGATACCACTGGTGGATTTATGGGGCAAAATCAATAGGTCACCAAAATCATTAGCGGTTGTCAGAAGCAAAAACGGAACAGACAGTCATCCATCAACTTTTGCACACGAAAAAATGGGAATGATGATGGTTGGTGAAATGTTAAGAATCGGATAATAGTCAACTAAAGGAAGCTTTAATTAATTTATAAAAACAAAAGAAAAATAATTTTTTAAGGAGGAATGGAGATGGTAGATATTATGTTACCCTTAATAACTTGTATTTTTGTAGTTTTTGATTTGGCTAGCGGCGGAGTAGCCGCCTGTGCCAACCACAAGTGGAAATCCTCAGAAATGAGGAAAGGATTGTACCATAAATTTGGCTCCATTATGCTGGTGGTGCTTGCGTATCTTATCGACTACGTCCAGAAATATGTAGACTTGGGCTTTCGGGTGCCTATTGCCGCAGGCGTGTGCGTATACATCATTTTAATGGAGCTTGGCTCTGTCGTGGAGAATATCGGTAAAATTAACCCAGATTTATTGCCGGACAAGGTTAGAGCAATTTTAGGACTGGACAAAATGAAATAAATTTACGTAATTTTTGCGTGTTGAGGTGATGCAGTGAACAGAAGTTTGATAAAAAAACTCTGGAAATTAGGCGATAAACAATTTATTGATTACGCCTTGTCGTGTGCCCGCTTAACCTTGCGGGAGCGCGAAACTGTACAGTACTTGCTTTTTGACGGATTAACGCAGGAGCAAGCCGCCGAGAAAATGGATATAAGCACGAGAGGATTACAGGGGCTGTGGAGTTGCGCCGTGGAAAAAATTTTGTTAGTTCCCGGCACGATCCCATACATAAACAGCCTTTAAAAAACTAAAGATGATTTAAAAATTGCGCAGAAATAAGCACACTGTCTTCGTGGTGGTGTGCTTATTTTTTTGCGATAATAAAACTATAAGGAGGGCAGAGAGATGTATCAATATTGGAACCCAAATCCCGCGGCGGCAAAAGTGGGAGATTGCACCGTGCGCGCTATCTCAAAAGCTACAAAGCAAACGTGGGAAGAAACATATATACAACTTGCCCTGTACGGCTTAATGTTGTCAGATATGCCCTCAGCTAATGCGGTGTGGGGCGCATACCTCAAAGATAAGGGATTTAGCCGTTATATAATCCCAGACGAATATATGACCTGTACCGTCTCAGAATTTGCAAACAACCACCCAGAAGGGGTTTATATTTTAGCACTGTCAGGGCACGTTATAGCGGTAATTGACGGCAATTACTATGATACGTGGGACAGTGGAGCAATGACACCAATATATTACTGGAGGCAAGGAGGAAAATAAATGTTCGGTTATCCACAATATCCACAACAGTATCCACAGTACCCGCAATATCCACAACCGGATTATCTTGACCAGCTCAACCGACTAAAACAACAGCAGGCACCGCCTCAACAAATGCAACAGCAATCCAATCCCGATGAACGAATTTGGGTACAAGGACAGGGTGCGGCGGAGGCATATTTAGTGGCACCAAATTCTTTTGTTCGCCTGTGGGACAGTCAGGCACCAATTTTTTACGAAAAAAGAGCAGACCAGACGGGCAGACCGTTTTTAGAGGTGTTTGAATATAAGCGTAAGGGCTCAAATTCGCCCACAGCGGAGCTTTCACAATCTAGCCAACCAATCAACTATGAGGAACGCTTAAACGCCTTAGAAAGGCAAATGGAGACGTTAAAAAGGAGGGTATTGAATGAATCTCAATCCAATGCAGATGATACAGCAGTTTCAACAGTTCAGGCAGCAGTTTCAAGGGGACCCGAAGCAGGAAGTACAGAATCTGCTAAATAGCGGGCAGATGAGCCAGCAACAGTATAACCAGTTGCAGGGTATGGCGACACAGTTTCAAAACCTTTTAAAAGGTTTTAAATAAATAAAAAGGAGTGATTTCATGGGATTAACAACAGACGGAATGAGCCCGGCAGATTTGGCGGCAGTCACAGGCAACAATAACGGCGCATTTGGCGAGGGTAACGGTGCTTGGTGGATTATCATTCTTTTTCTTTTCATCTTCTGTGGATGGGGAAACGGAAATGGATGGAATAACGGCGGCGGAGGCGCGGTAGATAACTATGTATTAGCTTCCGACTTTGCAACCTTACAGCGCCAGATTGATAGCGGCATTTCCTCCCTTGAGCGCAAGGGTGATGCTATCAACAGCGGTATTTGTGACGGATTTTATGCAATGAACACCTCTCTACTCAACGGATTTGCAGGAACAAATAGTACAATTCAGCAGAACGGCTATGATACACGGAATGCAATCCAGCAGGGGCAGATTGCAGATATGCAAAGTTTCAACGCTTTGCAGGCACAGTTAGCACAGTGCTGTTGCGATAACAAACAGGCTATCGCAGGTGTTAACTACAATATGGCGATGAATACTAATGCGATCCAGCAGGAAGTTACAAACGGCTTCTGCCAGACAAACTTTAACAACGCAAACAACACAAGAGACATCATCGACAACCAGAATAATAACGCTAGAGCTATCCTTGATGCCCTCACAGCGCAGAGAATCGAAGCTAAGGACGCTAAGATTGCCGAGCAGAATCAGCAGTTATTTGCGGCGCAGTTAGCGGCTTCTCAGGCATCACAGAACGAAACCTTAAAGGCGTATATGCAGGGACAGTTTACTTACTACAACCCTAGACCGGTGCCGGCTTTTCCGGTTTCCGCACCATATCAGTACGGTAACTGTGGGTGCAATACCGGTTGCGGATGCTAAAATTTTATAATTAGCAACTTCCTGCGTTGACGGGATTGTTCGGCTTGTGCCGATGATGCTTATAGCGGCGGGGCAATCGTTCCGCCGTTTATTATTAAAAAAGGAGTGATAACGTGGCAGAATTTACTAATAGCAATATCGTAACCGTGGCAGCGGGGCAGAATTTACCGCTCACAGAGACAGCCGTAAAGTGCGGTAGCTGTATTACACACCGGGAGGGGGCAGGAATTGTGACCCTTAGAGGCCTTACAAACCAGTGCAGGGCGCGCTATAAGGTCAGCTTTGGGGCTAATATCTCCATACCCGCCGGTGGAACTGTGACACCTATTTCTATTGCCCTGGCAATCGCCGGAGAACCATTAAATAGTGCGACAGCAATCGTAACACCTGCGGCCGTAGGCGAATATTTTAATGTATTTACAGCGGCATTTATTGACGTTCCGCGCGGGTGCTGCATAACGATCGCAGTCGAAAATACATCTACGCAGGCAATTAATATAGCCAATAGCAATTTAATCGTCGAGAGAGTAGCGTAAAGGAGGGCAAAGAATGGAATCATTACACAAATTAAAAAAAATGATGTGCAGAGAGCTGGACGAGGTTTCGAACAAAGGCGACATGAGCGCCGGGGATTTGGAGGCAGTCCACAAACTGACAGACACGATTAAAAACATCGACAAGATTATGTATCTGGAAGGCGACAGCGAATACAGCCGTGGCGGTGACTGGGACACGTCAGGAAGATACAGCCGCGGGCGTTATCCTGACATGGATTACGGTGATTATAGCAATGCCCGTAGAGGTCAGCACTATGTGAGAGGCCATTACTCTTACAACGATGCAAAAATGCAGGTAAAAGAGACCATTAAAGACATGATGCATGACAGTAATCTGTCTAGCACAGATCAGGCGGCGTTAGGCAGAGCATTAGCAGAATTAGACCGATAAAAGGAAGGGGTGCCGCAATGATTAATATGAGCGAAATTAATGCCGAAATTGCGGCATTAGAGGCAGGAAAAACAACCTACGCCACTTGCGAACGGCTTTCGATTTTATACAATGTACGCAATAATTTGGAGCCAGATAAAGCACCAAACCAACCAACACCAAAAACAGCATATTATTCTTACGCATCCGAGCCGGAATCTGAATTTAAAGAGGTAGCCCGGAAAGCAGACTTTGAGCATTTGCTGTATGTACTTGACGAACACATGAAAGCCATAGAAGCAATGTATCCGCGAGAATATCGTTCGGTTTTGCGAAAAATAAAAGAGGGCGCTTGAAACGTCCTCTTTCTTTCTGTATAATGTAACTGTATCTCCTTTATTTTTTAATATTTTGTTATACAGTAACTGGTTTTAACCCGGTGGTTACGGCTAGTTACTGCATAACAAAAACTAAAAAAATATAATATCCTCCACAAATTCGTTGGGGGATATTTTTATTTCTTTTACAATACTTTTCCAAAACACCTGCTTGCCTTGTTCGTCTAACTGCATATACATATCTTTCCAACCGTCAGGAAATCTGCTTTGTATTTTTTTCTTAGTTTCCAACTCTTCCGTTGCGGCGGTCTGGGATAGTTCTTTTAATTCCTTCGATATAGCCTCATATCTTTCGTCATAGTATTCTTCTGTTATCCTACCTTTTTCAAACATTTTGTTAATTCTTCCTAGTTCACTGGATAATTTTTTCTTTCTTTTCCCCACATCGCTTCCGGCTGCCTTCACACGACCTTCCACCCTTAATACATCTAGCTGTATTTTTTCTTCGATGTGATTAAGCATATATGTTTCTAATTTTGGTTCAGATCGCGTGTATGTTTTGTGCTTTTTCGCGGCAGATCTAGGGCATTGATACACTTTATACCTCTTTTCTTTCTTGGCCATCGTGCGCCCAGAAAATCTGTAACCACAAATTGGGCAACGTATCAGCCCAGAGAAAATATAAATACGCCTCTTACAATCTACCCAACTTTTCTGGCTGGAGACCTCTTTAATTCTTTGTGCCTGCTCCTCTGTTATGTATGGCTCACAGTAGTTCTTTACGCCGTACATTTCCCCATGGTACGCCGGACTGGACATAATTTTGACTATCCTATTTCTAGTCCTTATAAAATCAGGGTATTTGCTCAAAATATAATCGGCGGTGCCCCATTTGGAAAACGTCTGGAAATAATGCTCAAACATATCCTCAATTATTTCTCGCATATTCTCGTCTTTTACAATCTTTTTCCCTTCTACGCGATAACCTACCGGCACTTTTCCACCTATATACTCTTTGTTCTGGCGTTTAAACTCCATAACAGACCGTATTTTTTCGCTATCCCTGTCAGCCTCTGCCTGCGCTACAGATAACATGATGTTAACTTTAAAAATTCCCTGACTTGTTTCTGTCTCGTAATCCTCCCAGATAGCCCGCCAAGGCACTTTACACGCATCAAGGACACTTTGTACCTCGTAGTACCCCGCAACGGCTCTAAACCACCTGTCAAGGCGTGTAAAGAGTATTATATCAATTTCATGTTTCTTGCAATCCTCAAGCAACCGCAAGAGAGCAGGGCGTTTTGTATATTTTTTGCGTGCAGAAATGCCGGCATCGTTGTAAATACCGGCAACTATATATTCCTGCTCCTCGCAATATTTTTCAAGCGCGTCTATCTGCGAATCAACGGACAGACCGCTGTTTTTCTGCTCTTGCGTGCTTACTCGCACGTATAAAGCGGCTCTTTTCATTTATTCCCCTTCCTGCCTTCGTACCTCCGAGGCGGGTGCTGCTAATTATAGCTGCTAAGTCTATCTATTAGCTTTTTTCTTCTTAGCTTCCCATTGTTTGGGATAATTTTCTGCGTACCATTCCAAAAACGGACCATGCAATTTTTCTTCCGCCTCTTTTCTTGCAGCAATGGCGTCTTTTTTATTGCTATAATAACCAAAAAAATAATTTTGCCCCTGGAACATCATCGCCGCGTACCATTTTTGCTTTCGCTTATTGTAGTACACTCCTGTGGTTCCGGATGTATTATTTTTTCTGACTCCCTGTGTGAGATCGGTTACCAACGTGCCCTCTACCAAATAGGGATTGTCGAAAAAACCTTTATGGCACTTTCCACAGGAGCGGGTGTTACCACGCTTCAAATTGTTAGACTTTACACTTATGGTGTTTCCACACTTGCACTCGCACAGCCATTTCCCGTTCTTGTCATAGTCAATAACCGTTAAAAGGCCGTACTTTTGCCCTCGCATATCCTTGCGAAATTTTTGTCCGCACACTTGACACCTGGCAGTGTCTTTTAATTGCGTGCTACGCAGCACCTGCTCACACCCGCATCGGATGCATTTGCATCTATACATCCTGCTTCCTAGGTATTCTACAGCTTGCATATCGCCGCGGATTACCCCTACCAACGACCGTCTAGCCATATCATTACCTCCTAAAAGATATATAAAACCTCTGCGTCCTCCATGATGATGTCGCCATCGTTGATGTCATATTCTACGCGATTGGAACCAAGAATAACAAATTTCTCCTCCGAAAGACAGCAAGGATACTCTTTTTTAAATCTTTCAATGGTCTTCTTGATGACCTCAAGATTTCCCTCATCGCTGTCCATGTCGTCAAAAAGGATGGCTCTTGCGGACGTTCCTTCCGCCTCCTCTGGCTCTGTCTGATATGTTGAGAGATCATTCTCAACGTCCCAGTAAAAGGAATTACGGGCAATGTCGCCGACTTTGTAATCTTCGTCAGCACAGGTTCTTCTAATTCCAAAACTATCATAGCTGCTATTTTTGATTGCTTCTAAAACTTTTTCGTACATTTTTCTTCCTCCTTTTTAGTAAACTACACACTCTTTAGCTACAACTGCTCTAAGATTTTTAAGCTGAGATACCCATACTTTCTTAGCTGGATTCCATTTTGCATCAAAAATGTATTTGATGTGTTTTTTTCATTTCTTTGTATCTCCTCTCTTGATTTAATCCTATTGTACACGATAATGTCTATTATGTCAAGAGAAAAATACACGAAAATGTATTATTTTTTATATTCCACAATATCACACACTTGGCAGTCCAATTTCTCACACAAATACATAATTGTATCTATATTCACGTTTCTGTCGTGCCGCAACTTGTTGACCAGTGCCGGGGAAAGGTTAAAAGTTTCCTTATCTAATAAGTTAGAACGCTTTAATCCTCTGCGCTCCAACGTATCCCATAAATTATTATATGAAATACTTCCGTTATATATGTTACTTCTTTTTTTTGCTCGTGCTTCCATCGAAAAGCCTCCTTTTATTATTGTAAATATATAGTACATTATTTTGAAAGAAATATCAAGAAAAAAATAATATATTTTTGTGTATTTTTCTCTTGACATAATAGACATTATCGTGTATAATTTAATTAAATCAAGAGAGGAGATACAAAGAAATGAAAAAATACAATTTATCAAAAATCATGAAAAGAGCGTGGGAGTTAGTTAAAAAGGCAGGTCTTTGCATCTCCGAAGGATTAAAATTAGCATGGAAGGAAGCAAAGCATATGGGAGAAATCACAAAAGGTTCCGTAAAACAGATTGCATGGGCGAAAGACATTAAAGAAGGCATGATCAAAGCGTTGAATATCAGTTTAAAAAACGAAAAAGAAAGTGGAAGTAATTATTTTGTTTCAATTAGAGAAAAAAATTTAATCGACATCGAAAAAATAAGTGATGCTAAGTGGTTTATTAATCTTTTTATAACTGCTAAAGAAATTTACAAGGCTGAAATTTGCTTCGGAAACTATATGACAAAAGAAGAATTAGCCGATGATTATGCTAGTCTTGTAAGCTCTAAATTGATGGAAACTTTTTAATAAGGAGGAGAAAAAAATGATGAAAGAAGCAGAAAGAGCAAAAAAAGAAATGTTGGATTTTTTGAAGAAAAATGAATCTACAGGAACTGCAAAAGAGGACTTTTGCGAACTCAAAGAGAAAACAGAACAAGCTTTCTTTGTATCACTCGCACTAGATCTGCGAGAAAGACGTGCTAAACTTTGGATGCAAGGAAAACATGACGAAGTAGATTCGTGGGCATTGTCAAAAATTCACGAAGCATTAGTCTCTGACAGAAAAACCGAAGTGAGAAAGATAACGGACATAGTGGAAAAAAACACTCATGCCGCCTTAAGAGAACGATTTCCTGATTTGTACGATTTTTTGTACGCCTGTAACGATGACAAAATATCATATGAGCAAAGGGTAGAAGAGTTGCATAAATTGGGGTATACCGCGGAAATGTTGTGGAATATGCCACACTATGATACAGGGGAGGACTATCTACAAATGTTGCTAGACGCAGAAAAAAGAGGCTGAAAACAGCCTCCTTCTCCATTGACTTAATAGTCAACAAAATAATTTCTACTCACACGCATATACAATATGCGGACATATATATTATAACAAGCGATTTCAAAAAAGTCAAGAAAAAGAAGGAAGAATTGATTCTTCCTTCTTGCTAGTCATCCTATTAGCAGACTAATTATTTTAAATTAATAGTTACTTTCTTGTCTGTCCAGAATGAAGCCTTATATTCTAAAATCACTTTCTTTGCGTCTTTTGGTACTTCATAATATGCTGTAAAGCTCACGTTCTTTCCTGGAGACAAATTAGTGTTAACAAAATCACTGTTTCCTATGTATTGCTGTTCGCAAGCTGAATTATCTGCATAGCAACTGCAATCAGATACAGATACATATTTGTCACCTTTTTCTGCGATATTTTCACAAGTAAAGTCTACGGCCACATATTCGCATCCATCTTTTGGAGTAAAGTACTCTCCACCATCATATCCAAACTCAGCCTTTTTAGCAGTTACTTTTAAACCGTCATTCTCAAAAGATTCGCCAACCTTTACGCTGTCTTTCTCTTTTGCTTCTTCTTTTTTAGCGGTTTCTTTCTTAGCTGCTGTAGTACTCTTTGTCTGAGAATCAGTGGAAGAACTGTCATCGTCACCACCACCCATTGCCATTCCTAAAACAGCCAGAACGATAATAACGATAATTACCCATTTCAACTTGCCGCCCTGTTTCTTCCGGCAATGAGGACACACTTTAGCTTTTGCGTCAATCTCCTCTTTGCAGTGCTTACAAACTTTAGTTTTTTCCTTGCTCATATTTTCTTCTCCTTTTTTATTATTACCATATTGCAAATATTAGTAAAATGGTTTGTTGTAAATAAATTATACAATAAATAAAATGATTTGTCAGTATAAATTTAAATAAATCTGCATATTTTCTTTAACAAAAACATAAAAATATCATAACAAAGACTCTTGATAAGTCAGAACGAACGTTCTATAATTAAGCGTGAGAGGATGTGAAGCGATGTATAAAGACAAATTAATTGAACTGATTGAAAATTGCAATGACGAACATTTTTGCAAATTTGTTTTTGCGTTTGCAAACAAATTAAAAAAAGGGTGGGGGTGCTAGTCCCCACACCTTAGTTATTCTTCTGTTATTCTGTCAATGTAGCCGTAAACTTTATATTTGCGACTACATTCCATACGTAGTATTTTTTCTGCGTATCCTAATAACTCAAAGTCCATTGCTATCTCGGCAAGCAATTCGGCGTTTTCTACTGTTGCGTTTTCTTCCCAGCCCATTAACTCTGGCTGACTAACACCTAAAGCTTTCGCAAACAGCTCGATTTTTGATTGCTGCAAATCAACTTCGCCTTTTTCGATTTTGGCAATAGATGAGCGGCTCGTGTACCCTGTTTTTTTTGCTAGTTCATCTTGGGACATTCCGATTTGTACACGACGTTCCTTGATGTTCTTGTATAATTGTATCATTTTTCCTCCTTTCTACGATTCTTAATATAGCATAAGTGTGAAAATAAATCAACATTTTTATTTAAAAGTGTTGACACAAATTCAACAACGTGGTATAGTAAGAGCGTGAAAGGAAATCACGCAAACAAAAAAAGAAAGGAGTGATACCTTGGCAGACGTTAAGGCACTTAGAAAAAAGATAGAAGATTCTGGAATGAGTATTTCTTTTGTAGCTAGAAAAATGGGCATGACTAGAGAGTCTTTTTATAACAGAATGAATAAACCTGATTTTAGAGCTTCGGAAATTGTAGCATTAACAAATATTCTTAGGTTGACTAAGAAAGAGAGAGACGCTATTTTTTTTAACTAAAATGGTGAATTTAATTCAACAAGAAAGGACGGCGACTAGATGAAAAACATTCAAATCTTCGAAAACAATGAGTTTGGGTCAATTCGGACCCAGATAATTAATGACGAACCGTACTTCTGTTTAGCGGATGTTTGCCACGCATTGGACCTTGAACAGCCTAGTAGAGTCAAATCAAGATTAAAACCCGATGGGGTTACTACTGGTATGGTCATCGACAGTGTAGGTAGGAGACAAAATGCAAACTTTGTGAACGAACTTAATCTTTACAAAGTAATCTTCCAGAGCCGCAAAGAAAGTGCAGAACGCTTTACCGATTGGGTAGCCGGAGAGGTTCTCCCGTCTATTAGAAAGACAGGTGGTTATCAGAAGCCCGCAACAATAGCGGAGCAGATAGGTTTACTCGCCACAGGCTACGGAGACCACGAAGACCGTATAAAAAACCTTGAGAGTAATATGGTGA